GCGAGTGGTTAGTTGCAGGTAACAACGTAGAAGCTATGGACTTAAACTTAGCTACACAGATTGAGAACCTTAAAAACCCACCGATTGTAAATTTACCTTTGCCGTTTAGCAATCCACAATTATCTTTACAAACAAAAACAAACTATGAAGAACAAACAACTGCTCCAATTAGTGAGCAACCTTAATGCCGTAATCGGTAGCCAAGAAACTAAGACACAAAAGAAACTTGTAAAAATTTACGAGAAGGTTAAACAACATCACGAGGACTATCAAGCCGAAGTTGAAATCTTGCGTTTAGACAATGCGCAGACAGACGATAAGGATTGCTTATTACTTGATGACAAAGGAAATTACAAATTCTCAAAGGAAGGTATCAAGAAACTAACAAAAGATATTGATGCGCTAAATGATAAAGAATTTGATTTTCAAATAATTAACGTAGTCAATCCACAAGGCTTAGAGAATTTTACATTCTTAGAAGATTGGACTACTGGCATAGAATTTAACAAACAAGAAGAAGAAGAACTATAATGGCAAATAACAACCAAGCAGACCAATCAACAATCGTATCCTTAGTAAGTGCTACTTTAAGCATTACAAGTATTCAACCACTATTCACATTGTTGGCGAGTTTGGTTGCTATTATTTCAGGCGGTATGGCTATTCGATACTATTGGAAAATGACTAAGAAACTCAAATGAGATTAATACTTTTAGCCTTATTACTTACATCTTGCGCTTCGGTTAAGAAGTTTGAAAAGAGATTTGATAGCACGGGGACAACTAAGATTGACTCCGTGCATCTTACTTTTTATGATAGCGTAACCAAGATTATAGAAAAAGAGCAGGTATTTACAAAAGAGATTACTATCTATGACACAATCCGTGTTACAAAGGATAGTATTATAGTAGTTCCCAAAATCGTAACTAAGTGGGTATACCAGACAAAAGAGAAGGAAACCGACAATAGCTTAGTTAAAAAAGATACGATAGCGTTTAATCGCACAGAAAGTACCCAAATTTCGATTGTAGATAAAAACAAGGTAAGTACTGCAAATAACTTTTGGAAGGCTCTAATCGGTCTAATAATAGCGATTGTGTTAATTTTAGCATATTGGAATAGATTATGGAAGTAAACAAAGCAGGTAGAGATTTAATAAAGCAGTTTGAAGGCTGCAAGTTAAAGGCATACAAATGCCCTGCGGGTTTATGGACTATTTCTTGGGGTTTGACTTTTTACCCTGACGGAACAAAAGTAAAAGAAGGCGATGTAATTACGCAGCAACAAGCAGAAGATTACTTTAACGCAATAGTAGATGACTTTGCAAAAGGTGTAGATGTGCTTGTAAAATCAAATGTAACTGCAAACAATTTTTCTGCGATTGTTTCGTTTGCTTTTAATGTAGGTATAAACAATTTAAGGAGAAGCACTTTACTAAAAAAAGTAAATATTAATCCTAAAGAACCTACAATTAGGGCTGAATTTATGAAGTGGGTGCGTGCCAACAACGTGGTGCTTAAAGGGTTAGTGAGGCGGAGAGAGGCTGAGGCTAAACTATATGAGCAACTTTAAAACTATATTAGTTAATTTATTATCAGACGAAAGCAACAGTATTAGCCACAAAAGAGTAGTGGCTATGCTTGGCAGCGTTTGTCTTTTTATATCTCTGTTCTTAAACATAATCTTAAAAATTAACCCAAGCGATAAGTTGGTAGATGCGGTATTGTATCTTACGCTATTTGCTATGGGTTACACCACAATAGATAAATTCAGCAAAAAATAATTGTTGAATGAATAAAGTTTGGTATCTTTGAGAAAATCAAAGATTATGATAAAAACGTTTAAGATGCCTAAGTATTATGAATTAAGCATAAACTTAGAAACAGGAGAAGTAAAAGTGTTTAGTAACTCCAAACACGCTAAAGGTAGAGAGTTATTAGTAAATAAAAGCGAAAGCGGATATTTAAGAGTGAAAATGAATAATAAAACTTATCAAATTCATTCGTTAGTAGCCAAGTTTATTTTAGGAGAACGCCCAAAAGATTATGTAGTTAATCATAAAGACGGAGTAAAAACAAATAATAGACCGAGCAATTTAGAGTATGTTACAATAGCAGAAAATGTAAGACATTCAATAGAAACAGGATTGCATATTTGTAACACACCAGAATTGATGGGGAACTATAAAGACGGAAGATGTAAAGACCAGGTTAAATATAAACGAGATTGGTATCTACAAAATAAACAACGCATCTTGGAAAAGATGAAAAAAGTATACTATGACAAAAAACAACTTGCTCAAATCTAAACGCAAACGTCTTTTTTTCGATGTGGAAGTCAGCCCAAATCTCGGTTTCTTTTGGACTTCTGGTTTTAAATTAAACATCTCTACCGAAAGCATAATACAAGAACGTGCTATTATTTGTATTTGTTACAAGTGGGAAGATGAGAAAGAAGTTTACTTTTTACAATGGGATAGCAAACAAAACGATAAAAAGATGCTACAAAGTTTTATCGAAGTAGCAAACACGGCTTCGGAATTAGTAGGGCATAATGGCGACAAGTTCGACTTAGCGTGGATAAGAACACGCTGCTTGTTTCATAAGATAGAGATGTTCCCTTCTTACGTTACTATCGACACGCTAAAAGTAGCAAGGCAAAAGTTTAGATTTAATAGCAACAAGCTTAATTACATAGCTGACTATTTAGGCATTGGCACTAAGATAAAGACCGAGTATAGCTTATGGAAGGACATTGTCTTACATAAGGACAAAGTGGCTATGGCTAAAATGATTAAGTACTGCCAAAAAGATGTTGTGTTATTAGAGCAAGTATTTAACGCCCTTAAAAACCACATCGAACCTAAAACACACTATGGCGTTATATTCGGACAAGATAGAGGCTCTTGCCCTGAATGTGGAAGCGATGACTTGATTATTTCACTTCGTAGAACAACCGCAACTGGTGTAAAGAAAATACAATACAAGTGCAAAACTTGTTTTAAGATACATAGCAAAACCGACAAATAATGGACAGTAAAATATTAGCAGCAGTAATAGAAGATATGCGTAGGCGTGAACTTGTAGGGAAATCAAAGTACGGAACTACAATGGATAGAAATGATTTAAGCACCGGTCAATGGATAACACACCTAAAGGAAGAGCTGCAAGATGCAATACTTTATTTAACCAAACTTGAACAGATACACAATGCGCCTCAAAAAGATATTTAGCTTCGGCAATATTTTAGACCGAGATACCTACGAGCAACTAAGGGAATTAGATTACACCAATCCTAACTTTAAGGGTTGTGCTGACGAGTTCCAGTTCAATCGTGAATGGTGGGTTATGCTTGACGATATGAGCCGTATTGTTGCTTATTGCGGCTCAATTTATTCTAAAGGCATCTGCATATTTAACAGGGCGTGGGTGCATAAAGATTATAGAGGGCAAGGCATACAAAGACGAATGATTAAAACAAGGTTAAAAGCAGCTTCTACTTTTTGCCATATAGCTATTACATACACTACCTTAGACAATTTCCCTTCAGCTAATAATCTAATTTCGTGTGGGTTTAGGCTTTACTTACCCGAATATTCTTACGGGGGTTTTGACAAACTTTACTTCCAAAAGTTACTATAAAAGGTAGTAATACTACTACTTTTTGTACGTTTCTGCGTACATAATTGGTAATAAACTGCACAATTTGATGTGCTTTTATCCTATATAAGCCATATTATTTGCATCATTGTTGCAAAAATAATTTATATAATTTTACACTTTGTATTGTTAATTGTTGTATATTTGTGTAAACAAAACACAAAATGACACATTTAACCAACTACCAATTGTTCCAATATCAGCGATACGGGAACATCTTAATTGACGGGGACAGGAGTACATCAAACCCTTACGACCCTGCCTTATTACCTAAAAACTACGATTATGAAGATGACGATTACACGTTTACTCGTTGGGTAGAACACAATGCAGAACTTGAACTTTTAAAAAACGAATTGTATGAAGATTGAATTTGTAAAAGAAACTAAGCCAGACGGCACAATTTTCTACTACACTTTAGTAGATAACAAATACGATAGCGCAAGTATGTACTTGGAATACTCACAAGCTTACGAGTACTTTGTAAGCCTAAAGAAAAGACAAGAACCGATTATCGAAATTTTAGAACACTATAACATAGACATACAAAACAAATAACAATGAGCCTAATTAAAATTCAACAGGAACTAAAAGCACCTAAAAACCAATTCAATGCTTTTGCTAAATACAAGTACCGAAGTGCAGAAGATATAATCGAAGCTGCAAAACCTATCTGTCACAAGTACGGCTATGCTTTAATGTTAAGCGATGAGGTAATAGAAGTAGGCGGTAGAGTTTATGTAAAGGCTACTGCTTGTTTAAGTAACGGAGAAGATAACATAACTTGCACAGGTCTTGCTCGTGAAGAAGAAAACAAAAAGGGAATGGACTCAAGTCAAATTACTGGAAGTTCAAGTTCTTATGCTCGTAAGTATGCTATGAATGGTTTGTTTGCAATAGACGACACCAAAGATGCAGATGCTACTAATGAGCATAAAGACGAGGTAAGCGAAGGGCAAAAGGCTTTCTTGATTGAAGCACTTGATAAAACAAAGTTTACTCAGGAACAAAAGTATAAAGCTATTGAGAAAATCAAAGCTATCAAGAGTTTAGACGAATTTAACAAGATTAAAGAAACAATAAAGAAAAGCTAATGAGGGAACTATTACCATTTGAAAGGCAGATGTTACTTGCAGAAGTTTACCATTACGCTTGGTATAACGAAGAGGCATACGAGGACTTATTAGCCTTTATTAAAAAGTATGAAAACAAATTAGACAAACCCGTTTTTTTTAACCCAATCAATAACAATGACACAGAAACAACAAATCTTGAACCACTTGCTTTCGGGCAAAACATTGACACCAATTCAGGCTCTAACGAAATTTAATAGCCTGAGATTATCGGCAGTTATTTTTGAATTAAAACGCAAAGGATATAAGATACAGTCCGACTTAATTAACGTAGGTAATAAGAAACAACCTAAATTTGTAAGTAAATATTCACTAATAAAAAAGTAAAAAATGGAACAAAAAAAATGGAGTACTGGCGGTTGGAAAAAGCAGACCGCTAAAGGAGAAGTAATTAATTTTACAATTAATGATGTTAAATACTCAATGTGGGTTAATGCTTACAAGACAGAAGATAAGCAACCAGATTATAAAATTTACATTAATGATTTCAAACCTAAAGAAGATACGGGATTGCCGTTTTAATTATGCTAACTAGAAATAAAGATGTTTCAATAAGACAACTAAAGGAGTTATACTATGCCCAACGTAATACCCACGTTAAATTGCACGAAATGATGCACCAGTTGGGATTGTTAGGGATAGAAGATAACGAGCCTTTAGGTGCGGATATAGGTGCGAGAAGCATCGTTAAATTAGTTGAGGAAGTATTTGAATGCGATATATCAAGAAGGGATAGGTCTTTACGAACTACCTTTGGTCGAAAGGCTGCGGCATACTTACTTAGAAGGTATACCAAATTGAACCTTAAAGAGATAAGCGCATACACTGGCACTAAAGACCATACTACCGCAATTCATAACATAAAACAAGCAAACAACCTAATTGACACGGAAGATTGGTTTAAAGACAAAATGAAAAGAATTTGTCAAAAAATTGAAATTATCGAAAATTAGTGTATATTTGCAGTATAAGAAACTCATAGACGAAGTACGAACCGACTATGTGTTTAGTGGTTAAATAATAATAACCCTGATAGTTCGTACCTATCGGGGTTTATTTTTTTATGGCAAAAGACCCAGCGTTTTTATTTTACCCAGGCGACTATGTTAGTGGCACAATGGGAATGACATTTGAAGAAAAAGGTGCTTATATGGACCTACTTATGCTTCAATTCAATCGTGGTCATATGAATACTCATATGATACAACATACGATAGGACACTTGTGGGAACAAGTGAAATCCAAATTTATACAAGATGACGAAGGTTTATGGTACAATGTAAGGCTTGATTATGAAAAAGAAAAGCGTAAAACCTTTACAGAATCAAGGAGAAACAATATGAAACCTAAAAACAAACCTAAAGAAAATGTATCATATGAAACGCATATGCAACCTCATATGATAGTTCATATGGAAAATGTAAATGAAAATACAAATAAAGATATAATTAATAATAAAAGTAAATGTAGTTTTGAGCAAGTTTACGAATATATGGCTAATAAAATTAATTTAGATTTAGCTAAAATAGAAGCGGAAAAGTTCGTAAATTACTACGAAAGTAACGGGTGGAAAGTAGGCAAGAACCCTATGAAAAGTTGGTCAGCAGCAGCAAATAATTGGATAACTAACACTAAACAATATGCAAAAGGAACTACAAACAATAAGCCAAAACTTAATAAACACGAACTCGACAACCTTAGAAACTACAACTATATCCACTCTACTTCCTATGGAGAAGGAGATTATGAAAAGCTTTTCGGGGGAGAGGGTACGCAATCTGAATACTACAATATTTAAACAAAACCTTGTTTATTTAATGCAACTTGTAGGCATAAACAATCCTGGCGAAGTTAAGTTAGCAATTTTAGAAGATTGGATAAGAACCGAGTATGGTGGCTTTACAATAAACGAAGTTAAAGTAGCGTTTAAGCAAATGGTAGCCAATGACTTTATCGACCACTACCAAAACTTTAGTCCTGCATACTTTAGTCAAGTAATGGATAGATACAAGAAAAAAGCAAACGAAGTTAGAAAAATGATGCCACAGGAAAGAGTAGAAGCAATCCCACATTTAACCGATTTAGAGATAATTGATTACAGTTACCAAGAGTATAAGCTCTTGGAAAACCGAACTTTTGATAGGCTATTTAACCCATTAAGTGTATTTACAAAGCTTAATAGTTCAGGAATTAAGGTATGGACAAAAGAAGATGGCGCACTTGCTAAAAAGAAACTTATGGAGATTATTACCTACAAGGCTAATAAAATGGACATCATAAGCGCAAAGCAATACCGAGACGAATGGACTGAGCAATGGCTTAAGAACCAAGCAAGAGCCGTAGCAGTAGCTTTATTTTTTGAGGAACAAATAAAATTTGGCAAAGTTTCATTTTCTTAATATAGTTTTGTAATATGACCGCAAACGAATTAACTAAAGAAGCAATCAAGACCCTAAATAAAAACGGGTGCTTTGTATGGCGAAATAATAACCTTGCGGTTAGAGGTCGAACTTTTATAGGACTTAAAGGAGTTCCAGATGTTGTAGGCTTTCACACACAAACAGGAGTTGCGGTTTATTGCGAAACAAAAGCCATTGGAGATAAACTTAGTAGCTATCAAATATCATTTTTAAACTTAGCAAAGACGGCAAATTGTTTTTGTTACATAGCAACCGAAGACAACGGCAAACTAACCTTAAAAGAATATGAACAAGAATAGCATCATATTAGAACTTTGGGAAAGCCGAGAACTAAAGGAAGCAATAGATAAAATGCAGCCTGAAGATTTACAAGATGATTTAAGAAGCGAATTATTTAAGGTGTTATGTGAAATGGAAGAAGAGCGTTTAATTGATATGCGCACACGCAACGTATTAAAATTCTATTTGGTTAGAACTATGATTAATATGATGCAAAGTAACACAAGCCAATTTTATAGGACATACCGAAAGCCTTTAGAAGTAGAATTAATAGTACACGATAGAGACGAAGATTTACTTAACAAAGTAGAAGATGAGTTATCTAAGATGCACTGGTATAAAGCAGAACTTTTAAGAGTGTATGCTATTAAGCATAACTGCAACGCTAAAGAACTAAGCAGGGTTACAGGCATCCCGTATATGTCAATCCATAGGGAACTTAAGCTAACTAAACGAGAACTTAAAAAACAATTACGCAAATGATAATTATAGCATCGATATGCTTTGCAATTTTCTTTGTAGAGATACACCAATTTCATAGGAAGTGGAAATTAGATTTTAAGCCTTATAGTTGCACAAGTTGTTTAGCAGCTTGGACAGGTTTGGCTTTATATTTACTACCTGCAATATGTACGGATGTTATTGCGTTTGTATTTATACCAGGAGCAGTTGCTCCAATGGTTTCAAAAATAATGTGGAACTTATGGAAATAGAACACCGCAAATTTTTAGATGACCACGTTGGTAATTGGCATACAGTTCAAAACGGATATGTGCGTAATATTGACTTAGACATTTTAAAAATGTACGAGCATATTTATCGCAAGTATATGAGTGCAGATTTTATCTTAACAGTATGGTGCGGTAATTGTATCTTCGATATGATTAAACGCTTGTATACTTGGTACGAAGAGCAACCTAAACCTAAAAATAAAAAAAAGAATGGCTAACTTTATCCACCCTACCGCTATCATTGGCGATAACGTAATTATCGGAGACGGAAATTACATTGGTGCTTATTGTATCATTGGCGACAAAGCCGAGCATAAAAAGTTTTGGCAAAAAGAAAAAGGCAAAGTATACATAGGCGACAACAATGTTATTACAGGACTTGTAACAATAGACGCAGGTACGGAGATTGATACCTTTATTGGTAATAATTGTTTCATAATGAAACACGCACACATTGGACACGATTGCACAATTTTAGATAATGTTACTATAAGTTGCGGTGCAAAAATAGGTGGGCATTCTATTGTTGACAAAGGTGCTAACATAGGACTAAACGCAGTTCTGCATCAGTTTGCAAACGTAGGAGAAAATTGTATGATAGGTGCAAGTGCTTTTGTTAAAGGAGATGCAAAACCTAATACTAAATATGCAGGAGTTCCTGCACGAGAAATCGGCTCAAACATAAGATAATGAAAGTAGCTATTTTATTACTTACACAAAACAGGCACGATTTAACGCAACGTGTAATTAACCAAAACTTTTACAATAGCGGTTACAATGCAGATTGCTTTTTAATAGATAACGGAAGCGACACGCACGAAACGTTTAACTATCCGTTTGCAGGTTATGACTTGTCAAAAGAAAAACGAGGCATAGCAGCAGGAGTAAACGCAGGACTTAGGCTTACTACTAATTACGATGCAGTTTGTTTATTAGCGAATGACATTTTACTGCCTGAGAATTGGTTAGCTAAGTTTGTATTGTTTGCACAACGAATAGAAAAGACAGGCATAATAGGAATACATTGTGTAGAAGCATTACCACCAATAGTAGACGGGGTGCATAAAGTACATACACCTTTTGGAGATAACTTTATTACTCGTGAACTTATAGACACGATAGGTGGGTATAATACTGAGTATGACCCATACGGAATGCAGGATGCAGATTACGGAGAACGTGCAACTATTACAGGCTTTACTAATTACTACTTGCCAGATATGAGGTCGGAACACATAGGACACGATGTCGGTAACGGAACGGAATATAGACGAATGAAAGACGAAAGCTTAGCACGGGCGCAAAGCGTTTGGGAAAAATACCAAGACATCTATCACAACCAAAAGAATATAAGATGCGAATACTTTGTATAACTTCAGCGAATAGCGGAGTAGGACTGCACCGAATAATGATGCCAATAGTACACTTAGAAAAAGAATACGCACTTATTACCGATGTATTGAATGACGAGTTATTAGAGCAAGGTTGGGATATTGTTCTAATGAATAGAATGCTTAATGAGATAGATGCCAAGCAAATGGACACCTGGCGCACTAAGTATGGCTTCAAGTTAGTAGTCGATAACGATGACCATTGGGAACTAAACGAAAGCCATTTATTGTATTTAAGATATAAGATTAACAATATACCTAAACTAATTACTGATTACTTAGAGATTGCAGACCTTTGCACCTGCACACACGAAAGGTTAGCAGGAGAGATAACCCCATTTAATAAAAACGTTCACATCTTACCAAACGCATTACCTTACGGGCAAGAGCAGTTCCAGGATAACAAGACCGAAGATTACAAGGTTAGATTATTTTGGAGCGGTAGCGGAACGCACGAACGAGATTTAGAAATACTAAGGCAGCCTTTTAAACGTCTTCAAGGTATGAATATAAGAACAGTAATAGCAGGTTACAATGACGGGGAGAAACCTATATGGGATAAAATGATTGATGCCTTTACTTGCGGACTAAAGCTAAACCCTACAATTTATAACTATGCAAAGGTTACGGAATATATGGGTGCTTATACGGACTCAGACATTTCAGTTATTCCATTGGTAGATAACAAGTTCAATGCTATGAAGTCAAATTTAAAGGTATTAGAAACGGCTGCTAAAAAGAACCCTGCTATTGTTAGCCAAGTCAATCCTTATTTAGATATGCCCGTGCATTACGTTAAAAGCCAGAAGGATTGGTACAAACACATCAAAGATTTAGTAAGCGATGCGGATATGCGAAAGGAAAGCGGACAAAAGCTATTTGAGTTTTGCAAAAAGAAGTATAACTTTGACGAGATAAATTTAGACCGAAAGTATATTTATAGTAAACTATGCCAG